ACCCGGATGGGCGCGATTTTTTTTGTGGCCCCCACAAAGCACTAATTGACAATGACATATGGACCAATCAGAATCGTTCCTCATAACCTAATTGTTTGCGTGGTCCCCCCTATAAACTTAGTGCGCAAGTTGTGTTTTCCATTCACCATGTGGGATCCGTTATTGAACGAGTTTCCCGAAACCGTTCACGGTTTTAGGTGTATGTTAGCAGTTAAATATCTGCAGTTAGTAGAAAATACGTATTCCCCAGATACTCTGGGATACGATTTAATTAGGGATTTGATTTCAGTAATAAGGGCTAGGAATTATGTCGAAGCGACCAGCAGATATAATCATTTCCACGCCCGCTTCGAAGGTACGCCGCCGTCTCAACTTCGACAGCCCATACGTGAGCCGTGTTGCTGCCCCCATTGTCCGCGTGAGATTTTGTGTGAAGTCTGTGTATGTGTTGGGTAAGATCTGGATGGATGAGAACATTAAGTACAGAAGTCCAGATGTTCCTAGAGGATGTGAAGGCCCATGTAAGGTTCAGTCCTTTGAGTCCAGACATGATATTCAGCATATAGGTAAAGTCATGTGTGTCAGTGATGTTACTCGTGGTAAACCTCAAGATTTTGGAGAGGTGTTTAACATGTTTGATAATGAGCCCAGTACGGCGACTAAGATCTGGATGGATGAGAACATTAAGACCAAGAATCACACGAATAGTGTGATGTTTTTCGGTGGACAATACGCTTCAAAGGAACAAGCTCTTGTGAAGAAGTTTATTAGGGTTAATAATTATGTTGTGTATAACCAGCAAGAAGCTGGCAAGTATGAACATCGTGATAGGTATCAAGTGCTGCGCAAATGGTATGCAACTGTCACCGGTGGACAATACGCTTCAAAGGAACAAGCTCTTGTGAAGAAGTTTATTAGGGTTAATAATTATGTTGTGTATAACCAGCAAGAAGCTGGCAAGTATGAAAATCATTCTGAGAATGCGTTAATGTTGTATATGGCATGTACTCATGCCTCTAACCCAGTGTATGCTACTTTGAAGATACGGATCTATTTCTATGATTCCGTGACAAATTAATAAATATTGAATTTTATTGAAGATGATTGGTCTACATATACAACATGCTCTAATACATTCCAAATATTGAATTTTATTGAAGATGATTGGTCTACATATACAACATGCTCTAATACATTCCAATGATTGGTCACTTGGGTCTTAAAGACCCTTAAGAAACGACCAATCGGAGGCTGTGAGGTCATCCAGATTCGGAAGGCTAGGAAACATTTGTGTATCCCCAACGCTTTCCTCAGGCTGTGATTGAACTGTATCTGGACGGTGATGATGTCTCTGTTCATTAGGAATGGCCTGTTGTGGTGCATCCAGATTCGGAAGGCTAGGAAACATTTGTGTATCCCCAACGCTTTCCTCAGGCTGTGTTGAGCTGCAGTGATGAGTTCCCCTGTGCGAAAGCATGGGGGCGTGGCAAATGATTGGTCTGAAGTATGAACACCCACAAGGGAGATCAACTCTCCGACGTCTGGTCCCCTTCTTGGCTAGCCTGTGCTGCACTTTGATTAAAGCATGGGTAGAGTGGGCCTTCGAGGGTGACGAAGATCGCATTCTTTAAAGCCCAATTTTTGAGTGCAGAATTCTTCTCTTCGTCCAAAAACTCCTTAAATATTGAATTTTATTGAAGATGATTGGTCTACATATACAACATGCTCTAATACATTCCAACTGGCTTTCCGTACTTTGTATTTGATTGCCAGTCCCTTTGGGCCCCCATGAATTCTTTAAAGTGCTTTAGGTAGTGGGGATCGACGTCATCAATGACGTTGTACCAGGCCTCATTACTGAAGTGCTTTAGGTAGTGGGGATCGACGTCATCAATGACGTTGTACCAGGCCTCATTACTGGCCCACATTGTTTTGCCCGTTCTGCTATCACCCTCTATGACTATACTTATTGGTCTATTGGCCCGCGCAGCGTCACCGACAACATTCTCGGCAGCCCACTCTTCAAGTTCTTCTGGAACTTGATCAAAAGAAGAAGAAGAAAAAGGAGAAACATAAACCTCCATCGGAGGTGTATAAATCCTTTCTAAATTACATTTTAAATTATGATATTGAAAAATAAAATCTTTAGGGAGTTTTTCCCTAATTATTGCTAAAGCAGCTTCAGCCGAACCTGCGTTTAGGGCCTCTGCATGATTGGTCAAGTGCTTTAGGTAGTGGGGATCGACGTCATCAATGACGTTGTACCAGGCCTCATTACTGATGTAATCACTGTCCTTCTCGATGTAGGACTTGACATCAGAGCTGGACTTAGCTCCCTGGAAGTTTGGGTGGAATTGGGTGGAGTTATTAGGGTGAGTGACATCGAAATGTCTGGGGTTTCGGAACTTGGATTTACCTTTGAACTGGATGAGGGCATGGATATGCAGAGACCCATCTTGGTGTTTTTCTTGTGCCACTCTAAAGCATGGGTTATCAGATGGGCAATTTATTGACTGAAGAATTTCGAGCAGTATGAAAATGGGTATTGGGGTATGAAAATAAGTAAGGAAGATATTTTTGGCATTAACACAAAAAGAGTTAATACGAGGCATATTGAATTGGGGACACTCAAAACTCTGAGGAATGGGGGACTCCGGGGACGCATTTATATGGCGTCCCCCAATGGCTTTTTCGTAATTACGAAAGAAATTTCAAAATCCTAACGCTCCAAAAGCGGGCATCCGTATAATATT